GCGTCAACCCAACCTAGCCCACCCCCTGCTCCTCCAAGAGTCTCTGCTCCTCCACCAGCACCGCCTGCTCCTATACCTGTAGCTGCTCCACCCGCACCACCTGCTGCGCCTCCGTCTGATCCTAGCTTATTTGATAAAACGTTAGGTCGAGGGATCGGAGCAGTAGGTCGTGGTGTGTTAGGCGTGGGTCGTTTTGTGCAGCCAGCAGCAATGCCTGTTCTTGAAAACCTTGGGAAAGCTATAGAAACAGGTGTTGGTACTGGCGTGTCAACATTTGGTGCTGTCACCCCCGGAGACTTTATGGGTCTTGAAAAGAATCTGGCTGAAGAAAGGGCTAGGCGTGGGATTCAGACAAGTCTTCCTACTTTCATGCAAGCTAGTCCATTGCTTGGACTTGAAAATCTTATAAGAGGGAACTTGCCACAAGAACTTCAGGCACAGGCAGCAGCATGGCGCGCAACAGACATGCCTTCAACTACGTGG